AGGACGTAGCGGCGAATCCGCCCCTTGGCTATGTGGTCATTTGATCTCTTTCCCAGAGATCAAGACAGCGTAATGATAACCTCCCTTTTGAGTTGGACTATTGTCCCAGGAGCTAATTATCTTCCGCCAAGTCTCGATTTAGAATCGATACCAATGATCACAATCATAGCCTGGCTTCATGGAGGCCCGAAGGCACAACATATAGTTGCATTCGCTAACCATGAAGCTCAGTCGGCTTTTTTGACCTAATCGCGTTTGATTGGTTACTATGATATCCTAAAGAGGTTGAACAAGTTCTTCAATGGACTTGGGATTCAACTTTTAGGGATCCTTGAGCAATACTTCGGTTTCCCGGTTTGGGACTCAAGGTTTGAAGAGATTCATATGGATGATGAATCCGAAATTAAAGGAGGGACTAATCCCCTGGTCCTTCTTTCTCGGAACAATTCCAAAAAATCATATTCTTCAATATCATAGAAGGGCTTTTCTGACATAAGTTCAATACTGAACAACTCTGCGGCTTTCTTTTCATCTTCATCCAGTTGATGAGAAAAATCAATACCTAACTTTTCATCGAGAGAAACACCATTGTCTTTTGGACTCAGGTGCTGACCTAGTTTTGCAACGAAGTCATCTTTCGAGAAGGGTTTTACGGTATAATTTAAGTCGAGAGTAAGGAAATCTAATTCAGCTGGAAAATCTTGTAGGGTAAATCCCACTTTTAATTCCTCCCGAGTTGAATCCTTAATGTCACAAAGTCCTTTAAGCACGTGTTCTCTAAAATCATGATATGTAAAGGGACTCCCGTCAAGTAAACTTTGGAAAAAAATCGTGTCAATTTTGTTTTGTATGACACAAATATCCTTGTTTTCCTTGATAGGAATCTGGAACGTATGAATAAACGGTAATGGTGGTAGTTTTCGGATATCTTTTTTTGCGACGATTTCTCGAAGCACTGGGTGTCCCTCAATACGAGGAGAGACCCCCTTAAGGTTTCCGATCTGTAGGTGTTCCTCATGGGATTCCTTCAGTTCTACCGGCTCTAAACATTGAGCCTCCTGTAACCGTAATTCAGTTCTAGTTAAGTCCCTTTTGGCAAAATATGGAACGGAAATACAGTTTGAATTGGGTTTCATCCGATTAAGAAGATCGAAAATGTAGACGACCTTAGCCGTCAACGGATTCCGTGTTTTCTTCAGATGAGTTTCATCCCAACTAAAACCAAGCCCACCATGAGAATAGGGTATACCCAAATTTCTCACGGTCCTGGAAAGCTTCTGGCGATTCACGCTAAGAAAGAGCTCATTCGACTCTTCTACAGTATGATTAGCCATTGCTAACTGGAAGTCTTTGACACATTCGCCAAGGACTCGGGTTTTCCGATCCAAGATACGTTGTTTACCACTTTCTACCACGGTCCCATCGATAATCATCTGAGAATTGATGGATCCGTAGCGGGGATGAATATAATTCTTCCCGATAGAAAGTTGTAATCCAACTTCTGAAACGATACTCTTCCATTTTGGATAGATCTCCGGATGACCTCTCATTAAGATGTCGTCACCATTGATCAAGTACTTCTCTCTTGCAAGACCTGCGAATTTCGCGGTGCAGTCATTGAGAAGACAGAGTAGAGGGAATGAAAGAAGCGAACCCATTAATTGTCCTGATTCCTGTAGTACAGGGGCTAGCCCCGATGACTTAGGATAGACAAGTAAGTGTGGACTCAATTCTTTCAAGGCCCATCGTTTCGTTGGAAGATGATCAATCGACTCAAGAATCCCCTCCATAAGAGCTTTCGAAGCCTCTAATGGAACGGAATCTGTTGCAGCCGTGTAATCGCCAGAGATCCAAACTTCTCCTTCTTCACTACTATCAAAGATCCTCTCAATGCCTTTCTCTAAACGGTTAGTTCCGTGAGTCAGTGCAAATTGAGGATAATGTTGTAGTGTTTTCCACATCGCATGCTGGAAGGGCTTGAGACAGAATGTCTCACCCATACCAGCAGTAATCGTACGAACCTTAAGTGGCTCACGAATCGGCTCGACCCTTACGGGGAGCGCATGCGAAGGTGGATAAGCAGGAAAGGAAAGGTAGGCGTTTACTTCGGTCTTTCTCTCTGGAATTATATCCGAGAGACTCTCAGGAAGATCCTGTGAGTACAACCAGTCGTAAAAATCATCCATTGTATCATTTATGCCAGTCATGATTGTCTGTTGCCATCGATGAGAGATGTTCTGATGGATTTTCCATCGACGAAGAATTTCGGGTTTAAAATCCCAAGAATCCAAGTCGATTTCCGTCCACATCTCACGAAGTATAGATCTTGTGTTGTTTTTGTTATCGTTTACACCCCGAGTGTTCGAAATCCCCTTTAGAGGAGGAAGTCGATTTTCTTCAGGTGGGAAAACCTGATTCTTGCTCGGAAGCTTGAAATCATAGTTTTCTAAACGACAACGAAAGTAGCGGCCATTCTCAGAAAGAATAGGAAAGTGAAACCTACGCCAAAAGGAGTTGTCATCAATGATAACTAAGTCCTTATATCTATGTGCAAGACTCTCCCCAAAAGAGAGGTTCGTCGTACAAATTATGATAGGCGAGGAAAATAACATTCCTTTATCTCCGAGTTCGGCCATTGGGAGAACATACGGACAGGTTGATACCAATGTCTGAAATTCCCGGATATCGTTCCCTAAAGAACTTTGACCCAGGTCATCCATAATGGTGATCGGTTGGCCAGTATATCCATCCCAATGTTCTACACAACATGTTCTTTGATATGTCAGGTTTTCCGAGGTTGTGCCTGGAAAGAGCTCGCTCAATCCGGCAACTATCTGGTTTAGCTTTGTGCTTTTACCAGAACCTGGTTGACCTGTTAAGAGAATAACGAACGGTTCAGGACGATCCTTGGGGTCGAATCGTACATGTTTGTCGTTTCTCAACACATCATTGAACACAAGATCTCCTTTAACACCTCCTTTAGTACGTTGAAACGCGAAAGTCGCCTTATTAGTAGGCATGAACCCCTTATCAGGGTTATAGTACTTATTACGTTTCATTGTACGTCCGAATTGTCGACCTTGCTCACGAAGAGCATCGATAATTTCGGGTCGGAGAGGTGGAAGAGGGCTAGATAACTGTTTCCTATGTTTTTCCAAAGAGTCTTGTACAAACGACTCAGGCACTTCTTCA